GCTCGCCCGAATGGATTTGAGGCGTATCACGGTCACTACTGCCGAACCTATGATGAGGCAGAGGCTAAATATCAGGAACTAGGTGGACGCTAATGGCTCACCTAGTCACCATTGACGACGCCGACGGGAATGTCATTGACGCTCGCTGGTATTGCTCGGACACTTGCGCTCGCGCTGACTTTTCATACGCTGGCTGGAATGGCTGTCACGTGGTATCAACCGACTACGGGCTCATCACTTGCGGAAACTGTCAGGCCAGTATCGGCGGAGAGTTGTCGGAGTGAGAGCCGGGGCTGCAGAGAGCTGCCTTTGTATCTGTCCTGCGCAGGCGATAGATTTAAATCAACTACTACACGGAAGGAAATGAAATGTCAATAGCAGTGGCGGTGCTCCCTGATGGGAATGCATTCACGTTCGAACTTGGCGATGATTCATATAAGCGAATCGTCGAAGTAATCGGCGGTTACATCGACAGCGTGTCAACGCGTCAATGGGAAGACGTAATCGGTTACGTTCACGACGAAGGTCTACTCATCGGGCTCGAGCCGAACGTCTACGCCTCGTACGCATTCAATCGTCCACTAGTTGGACCGCTTGTACTCGTTGGCACGTTGAACGAAGACGGCGAGAGTGATGGCGAAGATTACAACGCTCCCGACCGATTCATCTCGGAAGAGTTTGCTGACCTCGTCAAGGCAATGAACACGAACGAAGAGATGAGGAACATTCTCTCGGAACAGATTGCGAACATGGATTTCGCTCCGACAGTAATCGGCATGACCGACGAACAGATGGACCAGTGGTTCACTGACGGAACGTTGCCCGAACAAATCGCCCAGTAGGCGTAGGCGAAGGATGGCCCGGTCCCCCACCGGGTCATTCTTCAGTTAGAGCCCCGCCCCACTCGGGCGAACTGGGGAAGCGGGGCTGGGCGAACGTATGTTCGGCGAACAAGTGTTCGCTTGTCGGCAGGGCGAACAAGTGTTCGGTGCTTGCTGTCGCTGGCAGGGTCGCTCAAAGGTCGCCTTTATCATTGACGGTGGCGGAAAGCCCTTTGGTATCTGTCCTGTGCGTACCGTAGTCTCGTCTGTGCCTACCAACTACTACACAAAGGAGATGACCTATGGGCAAGTCATTACAAGTCAAGGTCAAGACGGGTGTTCTCGTCAAGGCACTTGAGGAAGCCAAGGCAACACGCGACAAGCGTTACGCCAGTCAAGAGCAGGAACAAGCCAAGTACGAGAAGGCTGTGGAGGCTTACAACCTCGCAGTCCTGAAACTCATCAAGGCTGGCAAAGGGACTGTGGAGGAAGCCTCTCGCAACGAGTGGCACGAACGCCACAACAAGACCAAGGGTAAGACCGCGTTCAGCGTCACCTTGCTACTGCCATCAGGCTCACTTCCAGACGAGCCAAAGCAACCAGAAGCCTACGCAAAGTGGACTTATGAGCGCGACATTGAGGAAATCAGCAACGCCATTCGCGTTCTGAAACTCACCGACCAAGAGTTCGTCAATGCCTCCACAATGGCGAGCGTGAGCAAGTTCCTGTAACCCTTCCAACGGGAACGCGAAAGGCTGGGGTGGGGAAACCTACTCCAGCCTTTCTTGCTGCGAAGCCCCGGCTGGATTACCCAGTAGGTCGAGGGCGCGGGGCTACCGAACGCCTGTTCGCCCAGTGTCAAGTGATGTTGGTATCTGTCCTGTGTGTCCGATAATGTGATGAGTACCTACTACAGACACCGAAGGGGGTGAAAAATTATGTCCAAGCAACTTTCTACCGCAGGTCGGCAGTATGTTCAGGCTATCGCAGTCCTGAAAACCGCCGAGCAAGCCGTCGCTGTTGCGAAGGAACTGCTTATCCAAGCGTCAGCCGAGTGTGGCGAAACGACTGTGGAAGCAGACGGCAAGGTCGTGAGCCTTGTTGAGGCTGTCCGTCGCAACTTTGATGTGGCAACGCTGGAAGGTCTTGTCAATGCCAAAGTGTTCGGCGAAGTCACTAAGACTGTCGTTGAGCCGAAGGAGTTTGACAAGGCGAGAGAGGCAGGAAGCATTAGCGCAACCATTGAGGAAGCGTGCGTGCGCCCAACTCCGTATGTCAGAATTGATGTACGAGAGGCTGTGGCTGTCTCCACAAGCGTCGCCGTCTAGTCGGCTGTGATGGGTCGGGGGGCTAGTCTCCCCGACCTTTCACCACTCTCCACCGAGAGCGTGTGAGGCTCGCCGAGAGGTCGGCATTGTCTCTCTCCACTTTCTCCACTGCCACGATTAGGTTGGCAATAACAATAGAAAGTGCGTCTATTTTTTTCTGTAAGCCCCGCGCTCGCCGCTCTCTGAGTTCATCCACAAGTAAAGAATATGCCAATGCGGGGCTCCCCAATGGATGACTTGGTGGTTTGGTATCTGCCCTGCGTGGTCTGTACGTTTGTGGCATGACTACTACCTTTACCTACGAACTAACCAACACCTGTATCTGTGAAAACTTTGACGAAGAAACGCAAGAATCTTCACCATCGGAATATTGCTACGGTTGTTGGGATGATGAGATGACCAACCTCTCTTATGAACTCGCTGACTTCATGGAAAACAATCCTGATGGATGGTGGCGCTGTGATGGTCTGCCACTGTGGAATCGCCGTGTGAGTGGAGTATTCCACGCCGACACTGTGGAATCACTGATTGACTCAATTGGTGTGAATAGCGTGTGGACTATGCGACTCAGCCTTGATGGTGATGTGCTGACCGTTCACCTCTCGCACCACGACGCAAGCGGAACGATGACCGTGACGAAGACGGAGAATCCCGATGAGTGACAAACTCGAGAGCCGCATTCAGTACTAGCTGATTGCGTGCCAGGAGCCCCGGCCTACACGTCCGGCCGCGGGGCTAGCGAACGTATGTTCGGTCGCGGCGACACGGCCACCATTCGACCCCCTTCACCCCTGCCCTGAAGCCCTGCCCTGAGACCTGCCCCATAACTATGACGGTGGCGGAAAGCGACTTGGTATCTGTCCTGCGTGTCCCCTAATCTAGATACTGCCTACCACTACTACCGAAAGGACACCAAATGGGCGCAATACTGGAAACTGCCGAACTGGCTGAGAGGCTGGTCGCAGATGAGTTGGGACAGACCTTCTCATTGGACAAGTCACGGCTCTACTCGCTTATCAACGGCGAGCAGGGATACACCCTGACGCTGGCAAGCGAACACGGAGATGTGTACGACTTGCTGAACGAAAGCGACAGCAAAGATGTGGCACGCGTGAGCGACTTCATTGTGGTCGTCACCTGCGGTTGGGCTTCACCGCTCTCAGGCGATGACGATGACGATGAAGTAGCACCATCGCAACACCCACAGCGTCGCCGTGTGCGACTGGTCGTATGTGCCAGCCGTGACGGTATGGCGAGCGTGCTTCGCTTCCAAGACACACCCGACGACACCATCACCGATGAGGGTGAGGCTCGGGGTTCGCTTGCCGAAGCAGTCCAGTCGTTGTTCTTCTGACGACACCCACCCCAAGAGAGACCCCATCAGCCACCCTTCGGCTGGTGGGGTTCTCTCGCGTCTCGGCTCGAGCCCCGGTATTGGCCGCGACAATCCGGCCGCGGGGCTGAATCTGTCGTTTGGTATCTGTCCTGCGTCATGGCTAATGTCAATAGGGCAAGTACACCTACTACTGAAAGGAACTCACATGGGCGACCGTTGTGTGTTTGGATTCCGTGAAACATCGGAACGCAAGGAAGAGACAATTTGGCTCTATTCACATTGGGGTGGTTCATCCCGTTTGGAAGCCTTGGCGAGCGCAATCGTCAAAGCACAGCCACGCTGGAACGACTCGTCATATGCGACACGCATTGCCATCTCGCAGATTGTCGGCAACGACTGGAACTCGGAGTACGGGTTTGGTCTATTCGCAGGCAAGGACTACAAGGGCGACAATGAGTATGGCGACCTACTCGTAGTGAATTGGGATGAGCGCACCGTCATAGGTGAATCGGAGAATGGAACTGAACTCGTGGAGTACGGGTTTGAAACGTTCATCAACATGCACCACGCCATGCTGAACCCAACGAGTGGGTATGTCAGCCCATTCATCAGCATTGAAGAATTGTCCTGACCTACTGGCAGGGCGGCTGGCAACCCCAGTCGCCTTGTCGCGGGTCCGCGCGGGGCTTCGCCTCGAGGCTTGGTATCTGTCCTGCGTGTCAAGTAAAGTGATTAGCACCTACTACAAAGGAGAAATGCAATGGGAATGGATGTAATCGGAGTAAATCCAAAGAGCGAGAAGGGCAGTTACTTCCGCAACAATGTGTGGTACTGGCGTCCGCTTTCGGGCTATGTCCAAGAGAATCACCCACATATCGCAGAACACTGCGAGTACTGGGATTCCAACGACGGCGACGGGCTTGATGAAGAGCAGTCACTCTTGCTGGCTATCGCTCTCTTGGACGACATCAACGAGGGCAAAGTCGCCGAGTACGAGCGCAACTACAACGAGTGGCGTGCTTCGCTTCCCCGTGAGGCTTGCAACATCTGCGACTGCACTGGAATCCGCACTGACAAAATCGGCGTGGAAATGGGAATGCCAGAGGCTGAACTCTCTCCAGAGATTCAGATTCTTACTGGACGCACGCACGGCACTTGCAATGCTTGTCACGGTGTAGGCACGCAGGAATCGTTTATGGCGGGTTATCCGTTCAGCCAAGAGAATGTGAAGGAGTTCGCCGAGTTCTTGATGGACTGCGGTGGATTCCAAATTTGCTGATGAGTTCCGAGAAACTTACCGTTGATGGCTGGTGCGAGAAATATCTCGTGCCAGTCATTGGCGTAGTACAGGGAGTGTCAGAGCCAACTCAAGACATGCTTGATGGATTCGCTGGATTCATTCTCGATGGCATTCTCACAGTCAAAGACATAGACGGCGAAGACGCAAACGACTGGGAGTGTGTAGAGTTAGTAGAAACTCTCATATCCTTCGCAAAGCAGATTGACCTATGACCATAATTAGAGCACTGAGCAGAATCATCTATCTGATGTATCAGTATTGGCTGAATGTCCGCGTCAAGGGAGCAACGCTCATTGGAGCAGACACGCTGATTGACTGGGATACCGACAGACGTCTCATTCGGTATATGTCATTCTCGATTGACCCGTACACCATCGAAGGAATCAGTGATGAAGCCGCATACTTCGACGCATTCGGAGTTGAAGACAGCGACATCTTCTACTATCTCGACGGCTTCTGGGAGTTGATTCGGTTCATCCTGACCGAGAGCCACGACGGCTGGCGCATTACCCACGCTTGGCTTGTGTACATCGACAACTAGTTTTTTCAAGCTGAAGCCCCGGGCCCATGGCAGACTCGCGGGGCTTGCGAACGTATGTTCGCTTGCCGGCCACCGGTGCTAGCAGGAGTTAGCAGTCGTCTGCAGTCACCATCGGCGGCGGGGACTGGATAAATCTTTCTGTTTATTATGACGGTGGCGGAAAGCAGGAGTTGGTATCTGACCTGTGCCATGTGTACGCTTCATAGTACCTACTACTAAGGAGTTACTAATGGGCTTAGACAATATCCCACACCGATATCCATGTGAGCGACTTGGCACTGCTGTCAAGGTATCGCTTCACGACAAGGACGGGAACGAAATCCTTGACGACACAACTGGTCTGCCAATAAAGCAAACCAACTGTGAACAAACCATTGGGCAGAAACTTTGTCCATACACAATTGCCTTTGAGAAGTCGGGTTTGGCTGGCGGTTCTGTAACTGGAATGTTTGGAACTCACTGCTGGTACAGAGGCAAGTATGGAAACTATCTCTTGGAAGCATTGGAAATTGACGACAACGAGCACAACTTCTACGGCGACAATGAGGAAGGAACTTTCAAGTCTCCTGACAGTTGCCGAGCACTTGCTACCGTGATGGAAGAGCAGATGAACAAGATGGGCTTGCCTATCATGCTTCAGAAAGAAGATGTCACCACTGAAGTCAAGTACGCCATTTGGTATCTCCGCTGGTCGGCAGATGAATGTGGTGGGCTGGACGCGTGGTACTAAGGTTGGTATCTGACCTGTGCGCCCGATACCATTACTAACACCTACTACTACACAAGGAGAATGAAATGCCAAACTGGTGCTCACAATACGGCGAGGTCCGTGGAAGCAACAAAGAACTAAAGCGATTCATTGACGCTATGCGTGTTGAGCGAACCGCCGAATGGGAAGCCCTGCCTAGTTACAACAGGAACTACTGGGACATGAACCAACTCTTCCCGATTCCAACCGAACTCCACGAAACCATTTCGGGTGGCTACGGAATGAATGAGGACGGAACGAAGAAGCCTGAACAGATTGCGCTGGAAGAACAGCAAGCAAAGAACATCGCCAAGTACGGTCATAAGGACTGGTACGACTGGGCATTAGAGAACTGGGACTCCAAGTGGGGTGCTTGCCGAGTGGACTTTGACGAGGACACATTTGACGAAAACAGCAAGGCAATCCTTGTCAACTGGGAGAGTGCATGGGGGCCGTGTGTCGGTCTTATCAAGAACATCTCCACACAATTTCCGGAACTTCTCTTCGGATTCCACATGACCGAGGAAGCAGACTTCTTTGCTGGATACATGGTCATTCGCAACGGAGAAATCATTGGCGAAGGCGAACATGACATGCAAGGTCAGCCTGAATACGACGACGATGACGAGAACTGGGACGAGAAGTACAGCGAGTGGAAAGACGGAATTATCTTTGAGTTGGCTGAAGCCATGACCGAGGATATGAACGAAGCAGAGATTTCCCAGTCTTAGGGCTGGGGATAACACCAACAACAACCAAGGAGCAATCATGAATACCGACAAGAAAGAACTTCGTGTTAGCGCTCGCCTCAAGGCTCTTCGTCTTGACCGAGAACTTTCCCAAGACATGCTGGCACAGAAGGCAGGAATTGAGCGCAAGACAGTGAACCGCATTGAGAACGGACACTTCTCACCGAACCTGTCCACACTCATTCGTGTCTGCAAGGCACTCAAGGTCAAGCCTTCAGAGGTTCTTGAGGGAATCTGATTTTGGTATCTGACCTGTGCCTTGGCTAAAATGCTAAGGCACGGGTCACTACTACTACAAGGAGCAATTATGACCACCACCGACAACATCGTCGGCCGACGCGTTCGGTTGATTCAGACCGACGACCGATACACCAAACTCAAGACTGGTTCCATGGGGACCGTCACGGGCTTCGCGATAGACACTTTCTTTGGAGACACGACGACACATGTCAAGTGGGACGATGGGAGCAACCTGTCACTCTTGAGCAGTGTTGACATCTTTGAGATTCTTCCAGAGCGCGATGCGTTCTTAGAACAATTCAAGAAATTCATCGTTGAAGGAGTCAAACTTATTGACATGTGGCCACAGTCTTCTGATGAGTTTGAGAACGAACTCAATTCACACTCTTGGCCGTTCACAATGTCGCTTGATGAAGTAATGTGCGAACTCGTTGACATTTACGGGAAAATCCACGGTAAAGTTGACCGATGAGTCACGACACTGAAATCACACACGATGTGAATCTGCATGCTGACAAGACGGTGACCGTCTACACCAGTACACATGACGACCCATCACCGCGATTGCTACAAGTGAAGTTCACAGTTGAGGGAATCATCATTGACTTCTACGACAACGCGGAGTTCGTCGGTACAATCGGAATGACATACGAAGAATGGTTTCAATTCTCGCAAAGGATTATATAAATGAGCGAAAACGACATCACAGTAAGTACTTCACATAAGTTCACACTTGCCCAACTTGAGTTACTTCTTGAAGCAGTCTCTATCTACTCAGACTTTGGACGGCGCGGAAGAACTGCATTATTTGATTCAAAAAATCGCATGTTCTCCAAGAAGCGCTTGGCGGAACTCAAGGACACTCAAGACTTATTTGACATGCTCGGTAACGGAGAAGCGCAAATAAAGTGGGTGCCAATCGGGCCCAAGTTCTCTGAAGAAGACAACCAAATCATTGACAACCTCCACGAGATGTTCCTTGAGGGGATGGGAGCGGTTGAGGAAAAGATTGAAAGCCACAACACCAAGGTTGCCGAAGAGAATATCGACTCTGTAGTTGATGGGCTGTATGAAATGTTGAGGTCAGACAATGAGTAATGAAATGGATTTGTACGCGGAGATAGCGGGGCTCATCGAAGAGCATGGATATACGCATTCGGTAACCGGCAATGAAGTAATCGAAGCGGCCCTCGAGGACCTAGCCCTCGACCGGTATTGGAATGACCCGGAGTTTAAATACACTCGAGAAGACGTCCAACGCGCTATCGATTACCTCCGCATTAAGTTTCATGTCGAAGGGAAACTAGGGGTGCAGGCGTACGCGTACTACGCGCTGAAGGTCTGATGCCCGCCGTGCGGCCGGGTGGGTAGTAGCACCCGGCATGCACGCGATTTACTATGACGGTGTTCCACGAGAAGTGTCGCAAAAAATCAGCGATTACACCCGTGCACTGCATGTGCTCTATGTTTGGAATCGCGACGCTGGGAAAGGAAACCCAGTTCGCCAACTGATTTCATACGGCATACCCGAATCAATCATTACTGAAGTCGCGCCAGTTTATTGTGGTGTGAGTTTTGATGAAGAAACTTCGGTGGCGGAAGAGGTGCGCGTAGAGAAGCGCGCAGATAAATGGGACGCGTTCCTGAAGTGGTCAACCCAGCACCATTTTGAGCAGTTCACTACTGAGCAACTTGCTGAGCAATCTGGGTTCTCGTACCAGACGACACTTAAATATCTGCAAGAAAGTCCAACTTTTCGCAAGATAAAAAAAGGGCTGTGGGAAGTACGCGACGCGAAAGCAGACCGAGAAGCAGGAATCTAATGGGACTCTTCGGCGCATACGTCGTCTATAAAGTCGGAAAAAATCGCGGAGAAAAGAAGGCTGCCCGCGCAGCATCGGCGGCCGAATCTCGAGAAAATTGCATTATTTGTGAAGCGCGTCGTGCTAGTTGTCCGGAACACGGCGAAGTAGTTTTCTGTTCCGACTGTTGCGGTTGTAACTAATCAACCCCGGGGCTCCAGCTCGCGCCCCTGCCGGCCTCATAGCCCCGGCCTTCGATGTTAGGTCGGCCTAACACGGCCCTTAAAAAACCTTGGTATCTGTCCTGCGTGTTGGTTAGTGTCCTTCTCAAGCCAAGACGGGCGAGCGAGTCAGAGCAATTTTGTATCTGTCCTGCGTGTTCGTTACGGTGATACCAACAACCAACTACTACCGAGATTCGGTAAAGGAGCAATACCAATATGGAAACCAACAAACTGCCCCAGTGCTGGCAGGACCTAGAAGATGTACTGAACAACGGCACAGACCGTGTGATTCTGTACGGTCCATCGGGAATCGGCAAGACCTTCGCAGGTCTGACCATCGGAAATGTCGCTTCGGGCGCGTTCCGTCTCGTCTGCACAGAAGACATGACCAACCTTGATGTGACTGGCTCATTCATGCCTGATGGCAAGGGTGGAGTCAAGTGGGTGGACGGTTCTGCCCTCAAAGCGTGGCAAGGTGACGGAACGAGCGGTGGTCGTCTCATCGTGGACGAAATTGACAAGGCTTCGGGCGATGTGTACGCACAGTTGCTCGCCATGCTTGACTCACCTGAATCGGCTTCGTGGGAACACCCTGACACTGGTGCTACCTATCGTCCGCTTGCTGGATTCAGTGCAATTATGACCACCAATGTTGAGCAGATGGGTGAATTGCCAACGGCACTCACTGACCGCTTCCCAATCAAGATTCGTATCAACGAACCTCACCCGAACGCTCTCTTGCGTCTTTCACCTGACCTTCGTGGTTATGCAGTCGCTATGGCTGACGCTGGCGAACGACGAATCTCACTGCGTGCTTTCTTGGAGTTTGACAAACTTCGCAAGTCACTGGGTGCAGAGCGTTCAGCACAACTCACTTTCGGTGAGCGTGCCGAGTCAATCCTTGACGCGCTTGCAGTGAACGGAGTGTCGCGCTAATGACGCACCGAACCAAACTCTTCGCAGAGCCTGAACTGCTTTCGCGCAAGGACACCAAGAACGGTCGCTGGTCGGTAGATGAGTGCCGACCAGTGCGCGGTGAACCTTCCACGAACATCGTGGACCGTGAGATGAGTGTTCCGACTCACAAGGACGAACTCTCGCGTTGTATCCGAGCGCACGAACTCATGCACGCCAAAGTCTCACCTGCTGGTGACTGGCGAGCATGGGTGAATCGCAAGATTGCAAGTCACGACTCTCTCACTGTTGTTGAGGAATTGCGCGTGAACTTCTTGTGCCAACAAGTCGGCTTTGACATGAAAAACGTACTCGCCGATGGTGGCGAAACTGCCGATGGTGAACGCTTGACTGCACTAAAAGACTGGGGCGCGTGCGTCCGTATGGCAATCGCTACTGCTGGCACTGCGTCCAACAAAGCGTTCTTGACTGGCGTTCGTCGTCACAACCGCGAGTGGGGAGTAATCCTGCTGGATATCTCCAAGCGTGCAGTGAAAGAAATGCAGAAGGCTAAGAAGAAGTACGGCGACTTGGCTTCTACTGATGTGGACCCTAATAGCGGACTTTCACCAATGGGCTTCGCGCACACTGAACGAATCGCCACTTGGGTTGACCGTCTCGCGGAAAAGTCACCTGAACAGATTGCAAAAGAAAAAGAAGCAGAGCGTGCCAAGCGTGAAGCCGAGCGTGCAAAGAAAGCAAAGGGTGCTGGTCAAGATGAACCTGCCGAGGGCGAGGAAGGCGAGTCCACTTCAAGTGGAGAGGGCAAGCACTCGTCCAAGGGAATCGTTGGTTCAGAGGAAGGCAAGATGGACGGTAATCCTTATTCGGGAATTACACCTTCATCGCCAACTCACGGAGTCGTACCACACTGGGGCGAACTCGTAATTGAGAAATGCCCAATGCCAGTGATGAGCAAAGGTTCACTTGGAAAGAAAAAGATTGCTTCCAATGTTGGACTTCGCCCACGCCGTATGCACCGACTCGTCACCGACCCGCAGATGAGAATCTTTGACAAAACCATTAAAGGTACTGGTGGAGTCGTAATCATTGACGGAAGTGGTTCTATGTCGTTCCGAAAAGAGCAACTAAAGCAGATTATTGAAAACGCTCCTGGAGCAACTGTCGCTGTCTATTCAGACCGCAATCGTGGTACACAAGTACCGAATATGTGGATTGTTGCTGAAAAGGGAAAGATGGTTGCAGAACTTCCAGCAGTCGGTTGGGGCAACGGTGTTGACTTCCCTGCGATTGAGTGGGGTCACAGACAGCGCAAGAACTCTCGTACTCCGATGATTTGGGTGACTGATGGTGGAGTCTGCGGTCCGCGACAAAACTACTTTGACCAACTTGCTATGCAGTGCATTGACTTCGTGCGCAAGAACAACATCGTGGTTGTTCCCCATGTTGACGACGCAATCGCCCAACTCAAGAAATTGCAAAAAGGTGACAAGGCAGTGTCTATCTATCCCGACATGATGAAGACCACTTACAAGAAGGTGGTCGGGAGTCGGCTGGACTAGACTGGCGGTGTGGTGGCTGGCCGTGTGGTTGCGACCAGTCACCTCAAGCCAGTGGCTTCGTGCCACGGGCTGGGTGTATGCCCACCGATTCGCGCTCTTTACCTCCTTTCAACGCGCTCGGTGGGATACACCGAACTACTAGTAAAATTGAAGTACTACTAACAAAGGAATATTTATGGACGAACAGCAGTACCAAGAGCGAGTCACAGAACTCGTTGCTGAACTCAAGGCTTCTCTTGAGCATTCAATCCACGTTCTATCGGGGATTCTTGAAGATGTGAACAAGGGTGACTACACCCAAGAAAAAGCACAGATTGATTACGAGTTGATGATGTTCAACGACGGGATTGACTTCATGTCGATTGTCGGCGACCTAGCGAATATTGGGAGATACTAATGAAATTGGACCGGGAAGTAGCGGGGCTCATCGATAAGGCATTGACGCTTTGTGCCGGCAAGCAAATAGTTGCGGCTTCTGAAATGATGGACATCTTGCTCGACATTCGTATATTGTTGTCTGCTGACGCAATTGAAGAACTCACCAAACAAGAGGAGCCCGTGTGAGACGCGCGCATTTAACCGCGGTAGAGAATAAAGCCATCCACAAAGAGGATGAGTATGTACTTCTATGCATGTCCCCACATCTAGATGATGAAGATGGAGATTTGTATTGGTCGAATGAGATGGGCTGGGTCACCCTCGCTGGCGCGACGCGCTTCAGCAAAGAGGAATCTACAAATTTACGCAAGCCACTCGATGGGCAATGGATTAATTTAACTCAGCAGATTGAGCATCTAGAGATGTGTAAATCAAACCATCCAACTACTTACAGGCCTGCTCCAGAACTCAGAGTTATTGAAGGCGACGCCGCCAGACAGCATCCAGAACACGAATGAATTGTACGAAAAGTACGCCAAGAAAAATATCAAAGAGACTAAAGTCCCAGTCGATTACGCCGCCGCGCTCGACGATGAACAGCAAGCCGTTCAAGATGACGGCGTACAGGCCAGCAACAATAACGAACATTGCAAGGCCGCCAAGGATTTTCGCAGTTGACACTGTGACTACCTCTTCTTTTATTGACGGTGGGGGAAAGGGATTGTTTATTTCCATGATGAGAGTCTACTCAGCATCTAAACTCTGTTACACCCTTCAAGAAAGTGAACTTTTTGAAGATTTTGCGAACGTTCGAGCAGCTGCCGGCGCAGGACAAAAACCAAACTTTTTTGCAGTTTTTCTCTCCACCCCCCGGGATGCTGCGGCGAAGAAAAAATCAACTTTTTTAACTAAATCTCCGTCGAAGTTCAGCTGCACTTTTCTGCAAAAAGTTCATCTTTTTGATGTCAAAGCTGCCGGCTGCCAGGTATCAAAATTGCACGTTTTTTACAATTTGATGGACTCTCTGGCGGCTGAGGTCAAACTTATCTGCAATCTGGCGGAGCGAAGAACCCGCAGCGCGCATTTGCAAAATTTCGGTATTTCTGGAGGAATCTGTGGCCGGACCAGGCTTCAGCGGTCCCCACTGCCAACCAGAAACAGCCTGGATGGCCGCAGCTCTGTCATCAGAAAGTTGGTTTTTTCTACGACGCTGACGCACATAGCCAACCCATGCTCCCAGAGTGATGTCGTTTCCATCAACGGTTTCTACATGAACAGCAGGAACATTGCAATGTCCTTCACGAGTAGAAAATTGCTGCAGGGCTTTGATGTATGCATTGAAGCGTGTAGTGTTATCCATAGACAAGATATTATTCGTGGGCCCATGGGCCATGTGGATGACGCGTTATTTTTTATTATCCCACAACACTTGACAGAGGTAACCAGATGAATGACCCTGAGGACGAGAGATTCGAATTCTCTACAACATTCGAGTCAAAAGATGAGCTCCTTGCGGCCGTGCGGCGCGCAGGAATTTCACGTGACTTAGAAAACACAATCAGCTCAGAACTCGATGAAACAGATGATAAAGACTCGAATGTCATCTTTGTTTCTTCAGATGGAGATGTCGTATACAAAGCTATTTGGGCGCCTCCATCAGCACTTAATGGAAAGCGCGGTCCAGAGATATTTCCTGGCGCGACGGATGACGTTGTCATTGCTGTATACAACAGGGACTTCATTGACCAGATTGTCCAAGAAACGGAAGAGGAGGATGCGGGGCTCCGTGATGAACTCTGGGAGCAACGTGTCGGCGAACTTGTCGATGAGGTCGCAAGCTGTTATCATGACCGTCCATCTACGTGGGGAGAATTCGAATGAGCAATACAGAAAACATCACTAGTTTTTCGACGGTGGCGGAAAGGACATCAGCTGAAGTTCCAAAAGATTGGGCTGATGCTGCGCGCACGTGTGTCTACCAAATTCTGGCTTATTTTAAAGATGGCGGCACCGGAGAGATTAAAGACCTCCGCGGGTACATCGACTACGTCATCGACCAAATGGGACCTGGCTCGAAGAGCTTCGTCGGAACTGTAAAAGCTGCAGAATTCTGGAGAACGTTCGGCAGCCTGGCGGCCAGGGCCGGCAAAAAGAACAATATTTTTAAAGATTTCCCGGATGAAGGTCCTGAGCTCCTCGAGCTAGTTAATCAAATAACTGACATTCTTGTAAGAAAGCAGCGCGATTACGGCCATGAGAATATTGCAAGATTCGGCCGTGCTGGCCTCCTCGTGAGGAGTCACGATAAAGTCGCGCGTTTAGAGAACCTCCTGACGTCAGGTCGAGTCCCAGAGAACGAATCGGTGGTGGATAACTTCATCGATGTGATTGGGTACTCTGCCATCGGAATGATGTGGGAAAGACAATGGTTCTTGCTTGATTTGCCGGCGGCAGAAACTGAGAAAAAGTAAACATTTTGATGTCGAGCTGAGGGATATCCCCAGCAGATTTGGACTATTAACACTATGGCAATAGGAGAAATTATTACCGCAGCATCAACCGGATGCTTAGTTCAAAAAAATCGGATTTTTGAACCATGGCAGCATCAGTTTTTATTGACGGTGGTGGAAGAACCCGTTCCGCATACAGTTCTGAGCTCCGGAATGCCGGAATAGAAAAGGATAAAAAGATGAATTTTTTGATGATTTTTGTGGCCGGCCTGGGAATCTTGAACTTGCTGGATTTGATATACGTGCATCTTCGGCTTAAAGAAATTAAAGATTCTCACTACATTTTGAACCGTGACATCTTCGAAGTTGGAAATGACTTGATTTCTGCAGAATTTCGCATCGACGAGCTCGAAGAAAAAATCGGAAAAAAACAGAATTATTCGCAGCCGGCCAGAACGTCCCAGGGTCTAAAGAATAGCCAGATGTTTATTAAATCAAGTTTGTTTAATCTCGACATTCCTAAAGACGGACCAGTTAATCAACAGGCAATGCAAGACCTATTCGACGAACTAACCAAGCGTCGGTGGTGGAAGAAGCCAGACCAGGGCTAAAAGCGAAAGTGCCCCAGGGGAGTTAGTCGCGCCACCTACAAACACGAACTACCTTCAACCCTGGGGCCGGATACTTAGTGAGACAAGAAGGGGGAAACCCACCTCGCATCCGTGAGCATAGAATATATCACGCCCCTAAAGCCCCGCCGGGGAACCCACTTTTCCTGGCCGGCAAGCTGCCAAAAAAATATTGAAAATTTCTGCTTCTGTGTTTGACGGTGGTGGAAAGGACGTGCTAACTTCTCACCCGTCGGTTCGCTACCGATGTATATGTAGGCCCTACAACTAACTGCATCTTTTGCAACGCTCGGGGAGTCCGAGGGTTCTCTTTGGCATGCCCAAAATGGGATTTAAGCTAAAGGTTCCCCCCAGACCCCCCTCCAAAGGAGGGGTAAGGGTTTGACCTGAAGAATGTCTCCACTCAAACACGGGCCGCATCTTCCTTCCAAGATAAACAAAAACGGAAATGAGAAAACGTCGAGATACGACAGAGGCTTAAGGATAACTCTGTCTACAATTCGGTGGTGGAAAGGAATACTATGTCCGAAGAATTATTCCCCGATTTTAATACCCCAAAGAAAAACGGCCCACAAAAACGCCCACGTATAGAGACCCAACAAAAATCAGCCAAATATAAAAAGGTCTCAAAAGACGCTATTCAGATTGTCTTCGACCACTGGGTACAAACAATGGGGAAACGCAAGAACTCCGTGCTTAATCACATCCGCACCGTAGCCATAGGTGCTGCCATATTCGACTATGGGGTAGAAGACTGCAAGCGCGCAATAGAGGGATGTAAGTTCTCAGAGTGGCATATGGGCAGGAACCCCCAGAACCGCATCTACGACGACATCGAGCTCATCCTCAGAGGACCCAAACAAATTGATAGATTTCTAGAATTACACGAACGTTTCAATAAAGAATCTGGAGCAGACCCCTTTTGAAAAAGACCGAACTCATAGAACTCGTCCAACAGGTATATGCAACATATAACCAGAAACTGTTAATCATCGACGAGCAGACGGTCTACCGCGCCTGGTTCGAACTCCTGCACGACCTGGAGTACGAGGACGCAAAGCGCGGGTTTATCCGACTCGCCACACACGAGAAGTTCATGCCCAGGCCGGGCGACGTACGACGCGCCACAATAGATATGCAAACAAAAATACCCCCATTTTTAGATGGGTATTCCGCTTGGGGTATTTTTACGTCCGTAATAAGAGAGGTAAATTCTGGTGCCCAAACAGAAAGACCCCCATTCGATGAGGCATTAAGAAATACCCTTAAAGAATTAGGGGAATCGGCATACAACATGCACACGAACGGAGACAGAGAAGTCTTCGTGCGCGTATACGAGAAGAACGTAGAGCGGCTCGAGCGCGAGAAGTACGTGATTGTAGAGAACGCACCAACCGAAGAGACGCCGGCCTGATGAACCGCACAACAACAACAACAAAATTTTTTAAAAAACTAAAAACAGGGGCGGGCGCAAGCTTTTCAGCCTTTTTTCGCCCTTTTCTTCCGGGAGCCCTGGCACAGCCAACATCTGGACTGAGTCCAAACTTTTTCGTCTTTTTTGCACTGTTTTTGATGGCACTCTCAGGAATCCTCGTTTTGGTCAATTTTCTGCACTTTTTGCGCATTATCTTCGTGCTAGGTTTCCCTTTATGAGCCCATTCCTCGCAATCCTTCTGACCGTTGTAGCCATCTGGTGGGCATCGTTTTCCAGCCTTCCCTTTATGGTTCGGGTCGCAGTGGTTGTGTCTCTCGTAACCTCCTACCGCTTAGTTTGGGGATAATGATGAAAAGAAATCCAGGCCGTCCAGTTGTCCACCCGACTTCTGAGACCACCACCATCACTCTCAAGGTGTCAAGAGAGTTTAAAGAGCGCCTCATAGTTCAGGCCGATGCAGTTGACCTAACCCTGACTGACTACATCAAGTCATTAGTGCTACGAGATGGCGCGTAAACGCAAGCTCGCCAAATACCCAGACCGCAAGTACGGCATTGCTTTAACTCTTACTGGGGCTCAAAAGAACGAGATAGTCAAGTACGCAGAGTCAATAGGGGTTTCTGTAAACGAGTTAATGGTCTACTGTGCTTTAACCTTTGTGCGTAACGAGCGGGGTATTCCAGAGCCAGGCCCTGCCCAGTTCAAACTCCCTACGTTCGAAGAGACTCTTGCTGGCTATATCCGAGGAGAACACGTCCTGACTCCTTGTGGCAAAACGTCCTGCGATATGGTTCTTGAAGAAGTTGGACAGTTTCAGTTCTGTAAGACCTGCAACATCCGCGTTAACTAGTCGTCATCTGGGTCTGGCTTCTCACCGCATATTGGGTTATCTAGTGGGAGCATCTTGACGCATCCGCATACATACGCCCTAGTCATTGGTCTCCCCACATCTGCGCCAATGTTGGCCTGATTGGCTTTATCTTTCTTCTTCTCTGCTCTGCAGCTAGTTGCCTACTGGTCAACCCAGCCCATACCCCATGCATATCTGCAGGTGGAAACTCTAAGGCGTACTCCAGGCAGGTCTTCTTCACCGGACAGGCTTTACAGATAGCCCTCGCTTGAGCAATGTAGGTAATATCCTTATGTTCTTTGGGGAACATTAATTGCCCTTTCCCTCTACATGCAGCTAGTTCAAACCAGTCGTTTTTTTGTATATCTGACGAAGAACTAATTGGGGTATTTTTTTTACCCTTTTTTTGTTGGGACATTATTTTACGCCTATCTTTTGTGAAGCTTGTTTATTTAAACACAATTGAAAGTGCCCATGTGAATGCCATTGTTCTGATGATGGCGCTTGTTGTCTCTCTTCCTCTATTAGGAGTACATAGAGCATTATGCGGACTTTGGAAACATGGAAGGCAAATAAGGCGCGTTTTGTTTCCCTACTGTTCGCTTCGTACCTCGGATATGGGGTATGGTGTGTTCATGGCTGAGACAAAAATTCGAGAACTAAAGACGCATTGCAAGCGCGGTCATGAACTGACTGAAGAGAACGTAAGGATGCGCAACAAAGGAAACGGTCGTGTAGCAAGAGAGTGCAAGCTTTGTCATAACCTGTTGTCAACTGCTAACCGTCGCGCAAAGAGAAAGGCTTCAAGCAAGGTTGACAGTGAAGGTACGCCGGTTCGCCCAAAGGCAACAAAGCAGAACATACTTGGTTCTACGGCATTTGGTAAAGACTGCTTCTCACATGCTCAGATAATGGCGTTTAGGCGTGGTGAGTAGACCAAAGAAGTATCGGATAAATTTAACTAAGAAATAAGGCGCGCTTGCTTGTCGTGTAGAACCCTTATTACAAAAGGGTTTATACAATGACAAAATTCAAGTACAAAATACTTTTTCTGTAGCGTCAAAAAACGTTTGAAAAACAGCGTGATATACACGCTTTTTAACCCGGTATTAGGTTGTTCTTGGCTTCTTCTCTGTGCCGTTAGTAAAGGAATGGTATGGAGCGCCAGTATAGGGGTCGAACTTGGCTGCTGTCGCCAGCGCCTTGATGCCAATTTTCTTGGCTGTAGCCATAGTCATCTTGGATTTCGGTGTCAGTACATGCAGCGCCCCTAGCGCATACTGTGCTCCACTGCCAATCGCGTACATTCCATTGACGTCCGATATCCATGAGTAGTCTCCGTCAATGATGTAAATAGTTCCGTTTATCGCCATAAAGATGACTGAGCCGTGTTCGGCAACATGGGTCTTGTTTTCGTTATCGGCGCTTGCGTATCCCTGTGCTTCAAAGCATTCTCTGAGGCTTGGGATAAATTTAACTGTAACGAACTGGTCTAGCTTCTTTCCTTTGAGATTTGGCGGCGCGACGGGTGGGTTGAAGGCATGGTGAAGAATGTTGATTGCTCGTACATCTCCGGCAGCACCCAGTAGATACCTGCCGTTATACCCCAACTTGGAAGATGACTCTCTCAATGTGGCGATTTGTGTTGCGTAGCCATCGTCGCTGACATCTGAGACCTGGGAGTCTACGCAGGCAAAAGCAAAGCCATCACCCTGTATAGCAACCAGTGTTGTCATAATTATTCCTCGTCGTCCAAAATTTCTTCAAGTGATTTCATAGCCTCAATGAAGCTCGGCTTGCTAGCAAGCTCGTTCCCCAGTTCGGTTGTTCCATACAGCCACTCTCCGTTAGGGGTGATTCCTACGATTTCTACCAAACCCATCTTGACGAGTTCATCCAGCGAATGGCGGATAAGGTCCATCTCGTTGTCGTACTCATCGAAGTCTCTCATCGGAAGTCGTATTCCTTGCCCTGGTACATTGCCCAGCCGCCGTATATCGTGATGTTATCGTAGGTGAACTTGTGCTCACCTTTCTCTTCATACTTTACAACAGCGAGTCCCTGTTGCCAATTCTCGTAACGAGTTAGCGGTCGTCCGTCGAGGTCTACGCCGCCTTTTGTAGACGGAATGGCCCCATCGATTCTGGCTAGACATCCAGGGGAAGCGGCCATGATGGTTCGTGGGCCGTCATAGTCTTCTCTAGTCTTGAACGCCATCTCGATTCTGTGGATATGTCCGTATATCACTGAAGTTTTTTCGGCATTCAGGTACATGTGGGCCGTTGAGCCTGATGACTTGACTTTGTCTCCGTGGATAATTCTGAGCTTTTCGTTAACCCAGAAGTCAGAGGCCGGGTACCCCGGTCGGTATTCAATCTTGAAATCATCCATTCTGCAGAGGAATGGGACCGAGAGAACTGGCCATGAATCTGGCGCTCCACCCTGTCTCAAGCCATAGGCTGCTGCCGCGTTCATAACGAGGAACTTCGGCATACGCTCTTCATGGTTTCCAGCGAGCCAAATAATCCTGGCGTGTGGAGCGGCATTCCGTAGTTCTGCACAAAGCGTGGTTGCCCTGTCGATGGTTGCCTGAGTCGTCTGTGCGTATGCAGGGTAGGTGATGTACTTGCCCATTTCTGGAAGGTCCAAGTTGTCTCCGAGCAAGACGACAAGGTCTGGTTGCTGGTCTGCAACAACAGCAAGTGCGATAGAAATAGCCTTTTCGTCGTGGGTTGGCTCAAGGACGCCAGCCTTGTTCCTGAAGTAACCAAGCTGTATATCAGGTAGGATTACGCAGTTCTTGAAGGCGGTTGGCTTCTTCGGTTTTGTCGTTGGCTTTTGTAGTTGTATTGATGGCCCTTGCTGCATTACTGGCCACTCGGGACCAGTTTCCCACTTGGGCGAGAACTTGATTGCAGCTAGGTCGTGAATCTGGGTTTCGCCCATTTCATCCTTGGTGACCTGCTGGTAAATAGAAACCTTTTTAATCTCCCCAATGTCGTCAAGGTTGATGTTTTTGCGCTTCAACATGTCTGCAAGCGCCCCCAGCGTGGCAGCATGGGCAGACTCGTGTTTTTTCTGCGTAGCCAGATTTGTCAGGTTTTGCATTTTCTTGGACGTCATTTCACTTCTCCTCTGTTGGGAAATCTGGTCGCTTTTCACCCAGGCAACAAATGATGCTTGGGTCATTGAAACATCGGCGCTTTTCTCCGATGAACTCTCTCCGGATGGAAATGCCATCCGCGTTTAATGCTCTTGTGATATCAAGCGTTGAAGCGCCACTGCGAAGTACGTCCGTCATTGCAGACTGAGTGTCTTTATCCTGATTAATAAAAATCACACCAAATTTACAGTATCCAAGACCATTTGGTTTTGCCGCGAGGGCGCTGAGTGTGTCTTTGAGTGCCATAATTTCCTGCTATTCTCCCCTTGTATATGGAATTCGCACCTATTCACAATAGCACACAAGTGTTACCTGGTTGGGGCAACTGTGTGCTCTCTGAGATATTACATGCTTGTTATCTGTCGGTAAAGCACTGGTCGGGTGATTCTGGTGAAAAGTGAAAGCAGAGCCGAAGAGGTTAGGAAAGCGATAGAGCTAGCGCTAAAGGGGAGTTCTGTTGATGATGGCCCTGGGGCCGTCGAGTTAGTGATGGAAGCGCTTGATAAAAAGAAAGTGTTTAGATATCACACTGAAGATACTGTCGACCTGTTGTCCACTGCTGGGAAAGTGCTCGTGGTTTTACTTGATGACCCGACCATGACCCAGCGAGCGATATCTGTTTACCTCGACATGAGTGAAACAATGATAGACAAAACGATTAAGAGTTTGGTTTCTGTTGGTTTAATAACAAAAACAAAAGTAAATAGGCAGAATATTTATAAAGTGAATACAAGACTCATTCTGCAGCACCAAGACGTTCAAAAGTTTTTCGGCGCTATTTCATCGATTGGAAAAGGTGAATCGCAAAACGAGGACGACCCGTTTTAGAAACTATCTAGAGGCGATAAGCCAAGCAGAAAAGAGTTCGTCTGTTTTTGGCATGAACCATACCTGGCATACGTCAAGGTCTCTCTTATTTCCAAGTATCGTCCAGCAGATGTCTAATACCTCTGCAGCAGGACACATTCCGGCGTTGCATTCCATTCCAAACCTATTTACGAAATACTTAACAACACAGTCATGTTCTTCATGAAAGCACTTTTTGCCCGGTAAATCAGGACAAATGACCTCCATTATTTCTAGTTCTGATTTATTTATCCTTAAGCGCAGCGAGTGGCCATCATCGTGCCACATCATTTCAAAGCGGTTAGTCTGTTCCATTTAGATAAATTTCAAAAAATCGGGTCATCCCAAATAAGGCGGTTACAAAGAAAATACCACCGAGATACAGGAACTAGGGGACGCGATAATTAGTCTTCTTTTCCTGAGTCCATCTCATCTGGTATGCTCTGCGTCTAGCGTTAGCCAAAAGTTTTTGTGTTCTTTCTGGCTCCGGCAAGAGCGAGTACGACTCAATGCGTTTCTTGTTTTTACGCTCTCGCTCGTAATCTTTGCGCGCTCGGGTATTGCGCTTATGCTGATTATCGCGCTGCCATTGCCGCGCATTTTCCGGGTCTTTGTATGGCATGTCTCTCCCTGTGGAGAGGCTACCAGCTATTCCTGGTCGTCTGGAATGCCGTTCCCGTTTTTATCGTCAGTATTTCTGCCTGTTGAAATCATCAGTCCGGCAAGCGTTCCGGTGATAAATGTTGCAACCGATGAAAGCACGCTGAAGAACATTTTGTCGTTTTCTGCCTGAGCACCTATTGGCTGTGTGACGAATACGAGAGCGTAGAGGACGCCAATTGTTGTCAGGCACAAAACACCAGCCAGAACGCATCCAACGACGAATTTAAGGCGAGCATCGAGCTCTGCTGGAGTAAGTCTGTTTTTCATGGCGCTACCGTCTCCTCGGTCGGAATTATTTCTACTGTTGTTTCTGTTGGGTCCCATCCAAGCAAAGTTTTTGTGCAGTTTCCATCTACTTCGCATATTGGTGGCTCACATTCCTTTGTTCCCCAATTTTCTGGGTCTTGGCATGAGTAACGATATTTTCCGTCATAACCACAGGCTGAAATTGCAATCAGCATGATTGGAAGAAGTTTGATTAATCGTGTTGACTTGTGCATGCACTGGCACCCATCAATTCGGCGCAAGGACAATCGTTCGCGCACCAAGTTTCACAACTGCAATGTGCACATTGGCACTCAGACTTTTCGTGGCTACCGGGCATCACTAGCCTTTGCTGGAGCTTTCTTGTCAACCTTGTTGAACACATCATTGATTTCAGAACTTGAAAGTTTTCCATCCTCAAGGAATGCGCGTGAGAGTCCTTCAACTACGACTGCAACCCCTGCAATTCCAGCCATGAAGACAGCCTTGAGTACCGGAACACCAGCGATAGTTCCTGCACCGATAACTCCCAGGCCGGATGCAGCAAAAGTAGCAAGAATTCTGAGAAGAACATTTACAAACAAATCCTTTTTCATGCTGCAACTTCCGTTTTCGACTTATGTGACATAACACATCCGCGTGAGCAGTAAAGCTCATTTTTGTATTCTCTTACGATTCCTTTGCCGGTTGAGCGTGAGCACACTGGGCATTTGTGAAATACAGATTTTCCAGCCCCTACGTAAAGTACGTTGATGCCGTCATCAATCTTTGGGGCAGAAGGAGCGGAATTTGTAATGTTTCGTTTAGCTGGTTTCTTGTTTGCCATTAGAGGTCACCTATTGCATGGTCACGGATATGTGTATCCAACTTGTCTTCAACTCTGTCCAATGACTTATTGGTCTTATCTATCGAACGCCCAAGGCTTTTGCCAAGAGTTTCAATTTTTTCCACTACGTAGTTGTGGTCTGCTTTGTTCTCTTCCCACATCAGCTTTGAAGAACGGCGGTCTTTTTCAATTAGGGCTACGGCTATAAGACCAATAACACCAACAAGCGCAACAATTATCTCGGTCATGGCTTTACAGTCCGAGCAGTTCTTTTACTTTTGGACCAACAACAGAGTCGGCTGCAAGCTTGTTTGCAACCTTGAAAGCTTTGATTGCAGCGTCTGTTGCCGCATCCTTCTGACCATTGATTGCACCTTTGTAGAAGCCCTTAGCGGCAAGGGCTTCTTGCAGTTTATTTATTTCACCAGAGCCACCTGCTGGGGCTGCTGCTGGTGCGCCACCTGCTGGGGCTGTAACTCCGTTAGCGTCCATCCATGCCTTTACCGCTGCTGGAGCGTTGTCTCCGCTTACATAGCGAAGGTGCCATGGCTCAGATGGAACTACTTCCCACGAGAAACCGAACTCTTTAACATTCGCAATTAGCCAGTTAAGGCGCTTTGGTTCTGATGCTGAATGAACGTCAACGGCCAAGCCGAGGTTATGCTGCGACTTACCAGGTGTGGCCAACATGGCCATGCCCTTCTTGAGGTACCAAGTCTTACCCTCAAATGTTTTTGTGCTGGTTCCGGCCACTGGCTCAAGTTGGTAGCGGGTCAAAAATCCTTTTTTCTGGCTCTCGTAATCGCGATATGTGTCGCCGCTGGAAGTCGGTTTTAGCTCAACCCCTTCAGACTTCGCCTTCTCGACCATTGCAGTCCATGCAGATGCGGCAATCCAGTGCATCTTCCCGCCACCAGGAACAGCCTTTAGCAGGTTGGCTGGAAGTTTCCCTGGCTCTATACCTTTAAGGTCTTTTGGAAGAACTACAGGGACGATGTAGTCCCAAGCGAGTTTGTTCATTGTCAAGTCTTTCTGTAAAAAGCCTATACACCACTAACGGTGCATAGTATTTTACATTAGAAGGCAATTATTATTAGGCAATAAAAAGACTATTCGCCTTCAGGCTCTTTCATCGCCAGGTACATTGCGGCAACGAATGCGATACCAAATGACCACATTGCAATGTTTCTTGTCGTTCCTGAAAGCGTGTAGAAAAGAACCACAGCTCCAGCAATCGTCCAACCTAGATTCATAAATGAGTAAAGGAATTTCTTCATAAATGCGCTCCAATCAAGTTTTCTTTTACCGTTGACAATCTTGAAGATTGACATCATTGCAATCCAATCAAGGCCGTCGCCAGCCAATTCTCCGCCCTCCTGGGCTTCCTCGTCCTCTCTGCGTGCTTTAACGTCAGATTTCGGAGATTGTCCAGATGATGGAGAACTTCCACCAGTAGGCGCCTGCGCTGCAAGACCTGCAGCAGCTGTCGCGACTGAACTGGCTACCAAGTTTACTGCAACAATGCTTCTTCTAGCACCAACATCGATTGTCGAGCCAACAGCTACATAGTCATCGAATACACCGGCGAATACGTTAATTTCTTCTTCGAATGATTCTCTTACTTCTACAGGGGCGTCCTGTACAGCATTAACTATTTCTGCACCCTCGGTTGAAGACAATTCACCAACTGGAACTGATTCAAAGATGTCTGTTGCTTGTTCGGCGGTAATGTTTTGAATAACTGCGGAGCTAGTAGCAAGTGCTGTTGCAACTTCATCATTTATTTCTTCTTGAAGAATTGCATCAATTACTGCTTCTACCTGCGATTCGTCAATCACGCCACTTTCAAGCACGTCAACAAGTGTTGATACTGCTTCTTCTGTGGCTCCGTCTGAAAGCAATGCTTCTGTAACAGCAGCTACTTCTTCGTCTGTTGCTCCGTCAGTAAATGTCTCAGAAAGGATTGCCACAACTTCCTCGCTTGATGCATCCTCAAATACGGTTGCAAGAATGGCCACAACCTCTTCTTGCGTTGCTTCCTCAAATAACGTAGTTAGGACTTCTGCCGCTTCTTCTGCCGTAGCGTCAATCAGCGCTTCTCCTACTATTTCCGCTATTTCATCAGGTGAAGCATCAATTGGAAGGTCATCAATTGCATCTTGGATTTCTTCAGCTTCGGCACTAGGCTCATCTAGTGGACCTGATTCTGTTTCCGTTTCTGTTTCTGATGGCAGTGTTTCATCTTCTGTATCTGGCAGGGTCTCTTCTGTTCCTGTTTCTTCAGGCAGCGTCTCTTCCGTATCTGGCGT